CTGAGATTGTCTTTCCATCCACAACATAATTAAACTTATAATGGGCACATAAATTAGAAAGAAAACGATCATCTTCACAAGTTTCATTATCACCCATGAAAAAGGCACGAACTGCAATAGGTTGAACAACATCTTCTTGATTGCTAACATACGGTGCAGCAATTTCACGGAAAATTTGAGCAGGACATAAACTTCCAAGAATTTCATTCGCAGATTGAGATTTCGCCAAACCAGCAACAATTGTGTCAAAATATTCACGACCCCACAGAGCTGCAAGAGAAAGTGTGGAACGGAGAGTGTTTGAAAACGCCTCATCATCCGATCCTTTATGAGTCCATCGAGGAATTTCCTCAATGACATCTTTCTCCAAAGCTCCAACATAGATTTTCTTTGAACCAGAAAACGGATTCACAAGAAAACAACGCTTCAATAATGAGAGTTCATTCCATGGAATAAAAGCACGAATTGTATCTTTCTTTCCAGGATCAGTCAGTTCTTGTCCAGTCTCTCTCAAAATTGAATCATAAGCAACACAACTGAATGATTTAGCAGTATCAGAAACAGTATATATAAAATCATCACCATAAACATGACATACAAAATTCTTTCGCCACGCTGAATAATCCAAAAGATCATTTCGACCAAGAGTTGTAAAATGACGGATCCAAGCATATGAAAGCAAGAGATGATTCACAACAGAGTTAATAACAGTTGTCATAGTCTGACCAGATGGATTGCCTTGAATGCACTGCCACAGTCCACCAAACATATAAACGAAATGATTTCTTGATTCAACACTTGAGCAATCAACAGCGAGTTTATCAGCCATCTCAGGGTAAAAACGAGCAACGAGTTCATAAGCATGACACAACAACTGAGCTGTCAAAGAAGCGTCATAACCACTGTAATCAGCAGCGGCATGACAATTTCCCATTTTCTTATGCATATAAGCCATATCATTCCATTCAAGAGATCCAGCATCAATACCATAACAATGCATTAAATTCAAACGACTCGCTTTAAATTGAAC